CGACCACGGCACTACAAGAAAAAAATCTTCGAGACATAAAACAAGCCGGTGGCACAGCCGCCGTCATTGCTGAAGAGCAACTCGAATACCTAGAGCAACTTATCCAACTGATGAAACAATGAACATCATCACGATTGACTTTGAAACGGCCTACGGCGGTGACCTTGGGTTTGCCAAGCAGACCACTGAGGAATACATCCGCGACCCACGCTTTGAGGTTATTGGTGCGGCGGTACAGGTAAACGATGGCGAGCCGGTGTGGTTCAGCGGAAGCCATCAAGCCATGTACCAGTTCCTCCAAAAGTACGACTGGGGGAATTCCCTTGCGTTAGCGCACAACGCACCATTTGACGGAGCCATTCTGAATTGGCAGTACGGCATCACGCCCAAGGGCTGGTTGGATACGTTGAGCATGGCGAGGGCATTGCATGGCACTCAAGTAGGCGGTAGTCTTGGAGTCTTAGCGACTCACTATGGAATCGGAATAAAAGGTGAACAAGTCAAGCAGTACATCAATTATTTCCGCAAGAGTTTCACCAAAGACGAGTTAGCTGACTACGGAAGCTACTGCAAGAATGATGTGAAGCTGACATGGGGCTTGTTCAACCTAATGAGCCAAGGTTTCCCCAAAGTCGAGCTACGCTTGATTGACCTGACTGTGCGTATGTTCACCGAGCCAGTGTTGCAGTTGGACGAGCAGATGTTGGAAGTTCACTTGGTCAAGGAGAAGCGCCGCAAGGAAGAGTTGCTGAACAACTTTGACAAAGACACCTTGATGAGCAACCCGCAGTTCGCTGACCTGCTCGCATCCCTTGGGGTTACGCCGCCCATGAAGAAGAGCCCAGCCACTGGCAAGCAGACCTTTGCGTTTTCTAAGACCGACGAGGAATTCAAGGCCCTGTTGGAGCATGAGGATACTCGGGTACAAGCAGTAGTTGCGGCCCGGCTGGGAACGAAGTCAACCATCGAAGAGACCCGCACCGAGCGGTTCATTGGGATTGCTACACGAGGCCCAATGCCTGTACCCCTACGCTATTACGCCGCCCACACTGGGCGCTGGGGTGGTGACGACAAGATCAACTTGCAGAACTTGCAACGCACATCGCCTTTGAAGAAAGCCATCCTTGCACCATTTGGTATGGTGATGATTGACTCAGACTCATCGCAGATTGAGGCACGGACGTTGGCATGGTTGGCGGGGCAAGACGACTTGGTAGACGCATTTGATAGGGGTGAGGATGTATACAAAATCATGGCATCGGCTATATATGGCAAGGCTATTGAAGATATTACGAAAGACGAAAGGTTCGTTGGTAAAACGACGATTCTTGGGGCGGGGTACGGCATGGGTGCAGGGAAGTTCCAAGCGCAACTCAAGACCTTTGGCGTATCTATTGAACTGGACGAAGCTAAACGCATTATTGACACGTACCGACGAACTTATCCGTATATCCCTGAGCTATGGAAAGCGGCGGCGAATGTCCTCCCCGCAATCATCCGTGAACAAACCACGGCGTTTGGGCGGAATGAACTTCTCAAAGTGGATGGGTCAGAGGGCATCCTACTCCCCAACGGCCTACGTTTAAAGTACCCCAACCTGCGCCAAAAGATAGACGATGATGGCGAGACCGAACTTGTGTACGACACCAAGAAGGGCAAGGCAACTATCCCCAACCGAATCTATGGCGGTAAGGTGATTGAGAACGTATGCCAAGCACTTGCACGTATCGTGATAGGTGAGCAGATGTTGATGGTCGCTAAGAAGTACCGCGTGGTGATGACCGTCCATGACGCCATCGCTTGTATTGCACCGGAGGCCGAGGCTGAAACAGCTAAGGAGTACGTTGAATTATGTATGCGCCTACGCCCGTCGTGGGCCCCCGAGCTACCCCTGAACTGCGAAGCAGGGTATGGCAAATCTTATGGAGATTGTTAATGAGTATCGTATGGTCGTTCAGTAGCCTGAAAACATTTCAGCAGTGCCCCAAGAAGTACTATCACACCAAGATAGCCAAGGACGTTGTTGAGCCTGACACAACGGCAACGCTGTACGGCAAGTCTGCCCATACTGTGGCAGAGGAATACATACGTGACGGCAAACCAATCCCACCCCAGTTTGATTACATGAAGGACACGCTGGATGCCTTGAAGGGTATCGAAGGGGAGAAGCTATGCGAGGTAAAGCTTGGGCTGACCAAGGACTTGGAAGCCTGTGACTTCAGTGCGCCCGATGTGTGGTGGCACGGCATTGCCGACTTGGTTGTGTTGAACGAGGCAAAGGGTTTGGCGCACTCTGCTGACTACAAGACCAGTAAGAGCGCAAGGTACGCAGACACCAAACAGCTTGACCTTGTGGCGGCGGGTATCTTTGCCAAGTTCCCCAAGATCAATCGAGTCAAGTCAGCTTTGATTTTCACGGTGAGCAAGGAGTTTGTGAAGGCCGAGCACCACAGAGAAATGATGACAAAGTACTTAGAGAAGCCAACAAAAGATGTGGCGCGAATCGAAGCCGCACTGGAGAACGGTGTATGGAATCCCAGCAGTGGGCCACTGTGCAAATTCTGCGCAGTCAAACAATGTGAATACAACAGGAGCTAACTATGAACGCAATGACAAACCAAGAGACTGATACCGCCCTGATTCTTGAGGGGGAACTCCAACGCCGAGTTAAAGAAGTTGTTGAGCGTGTCGTGGTAAACATAGTAGGAAAAATTATCCACGAGGAATTTAATAAATACAAAACTGAGATGATGATGGAGATCACTTTAGCAGTTGGCAAAAGCCTGCAAGTAATAGAAAATGAGGGGCGCAAACCTTTGTGGGAAGCAACCCCCGAGGAGTTTGGCTTAACCCGAGAAGACCTCAACACCCACAATATAGGAAGCCCAAATGCCATACGTGAATAAACCCCGACCCTACAAAAAAGAATATGAACAACAAAAAGCAAGAGGCGAATCTGATTCCCGCCTTGAACGTCAACGAGCAAGAAGTGAGATGGACAAGAAGGGCATTGACCGTACTGGAAAAGACATCGACCATGTGGTTCCCTTATCCAAAGGGGGAAGCAATGCTTCAGGAAATCTTAAGCTCAAAACCCCAAGCGCCAACCGTTCATTCAGTCGCAATTCAGACCATACTGTCAAAACCAACAAGCCAAAGAAAAAATGAACTTATCAGAGTATGAGTGGCCCCGTCCCCACGGGTTCACACCGTTCGAGCATCAGAAGACTACAGCCGAGTTCCTAACGACCAACAACAAGGCGTTCTGCTTTAACGAGCAGGGGACAGGCAAGACAGCATCAGTGATTTGGGCGATTGACTATTTGATGCAACGAGGATTAGTGAAACGAGTGTTAGTGATTTGTCCGTTGTCAATTATGAAGTCGGCATGGCAAAACGATTTGTTCAAGTTTGCTATCCATCGCACAGTCTCTGTTGCACACGGCTCAGCCAAGAAGCGCAAAGAGATCATCAATGCGGGGTCAGAGTTTGTCGTCATCAATTTTGATGGGGTTGGAATTGTTAAGAGTGAACTGCTCAAGGGCGGGTTCGATTTGATTGTGGTGGATGAAGCGTCAGCGTATAAGAATGCTCAGACCGAGCGATGGAAAGACTTGCGTGACCTAACAAAAGTTATACGTGGGTTGTGGATGTTGACTGGAACACCCGCCGCACAGTCGCCTGTGGATGCTTACGGATTAGCAAAGCTGGTGAACCCCAACGGCATACCTATGTTCTTTGGGCAGTTCAGAGACAACGTGATGATTAAGGTTGGGCAGTACCGCTGGTTACCCCGCCCTGAGTCCAAACACATTGTCCACAAGGCACTCCAGCCAGCCATTCGGTTTGAGAAGAAGCAGTGTCTCGACCTGCCCCCTGTGACTTTTGTTGACCGTGATGCCCCACTGTCCCCACAGCAGATCAAGTACTACAACGTACTCAAGAAGCAGATGCTGATTGAGGCCGACGGGGAAGAAATCTCTGCGGTCAACGCCGCTGTGCAGATCAACAAGCTGCTTCAAATATCCGGTGGTGCGGTTTACACCGACACTGGCGAAGTGTTGGAGTTTGATGTATCCGCCCGTTTGAATGCAGTGCAAGAAGTCATCGAAGAGTCGAGCCAAAAAGTGCTGGTATTCGTGCCGTTTACCCATACCATCGAACTCTTAGAGAAACACCTGAACAAGCACGGCATAAGCTGTGAAGTCATCAACGGGAGTGTGAGCGTTAACAAACGCTCGGCCTTGGTTCAGCAGTTCCAAGACAACCCTTACCCCAAGGTGCTCATCATCCAACCACAAGCGGCATCTCACGGGCTTACCCTAACCGCCGCCGACACAATCATCTGGTACGCTCCCTGCTCCAGCGTAGAGACGTATCTACAAGCCAATGCTCGAATCGACCGTCCCGGTCAGGTCAACCCAATGACCATCGTGCATATAACAGGCAGTCCGATAGAGACAAAGATGTACGCCCACCTGCGGGGCAACATTGCACACCACACAAAAATAATTGATTTGTACAAGCAAGAAATTATTTCTGAAGGTACTTGACAATGTCAAGTTCTGTGCTAAACTAAAACCTCAAAACAACTGGAGCTAACTATGGACGCATTAGAAGTTCAGGGGGAACAACCCTCTCTACCACTCGACAAACTTGCCGCTGTCTACATCAAGATACGCGATGCCAAGGACACACTCACCTCAGATTACAAAAAGCAATACGCCACTCTTGAAGAACAGATGGGTGTGCTTGAAGCTGAGATGCTTGAGATTTGCAAGAACATGAACGCTGATAGCGTTCGCACAAAAGCTGGCACGATTGTTCGTTCCGTAAAGTCACGGTACTGGACGAATGATTGGGATTCTATGTATCGCTTCATCAAAGAAAACGATGCGTATGGCCTGCTGGAAAAGAGACTTCATCAGACACACATGAAAGAGTTTCTTTCTGAAAATCCCGACCTGCTTCCTATGGGCTTGAACGTAGAAAGCGAATACACCGTGGTTGTTAGACGTTCTAAGGAAAATTGAAA